GTGTCCTTGCTATACCAAAAAACACGCCTGATCGGTTTCCTTTCGTGTAATTGCATCTCGTACAGGCTGCCAAAAGGTTATCAGGCTCATCGGTCCCGCCTTTGCTAATCGGTATCACGTGATCGACTGTAGTGGCATCGTTGCCACAGTACTGGCATAGATAAGCGTCTCTGATAAGTATCCGCTCACGTATCTTAGACCAGGCTCTGGTTCCACCATTGGCTCTAGCTGATTTGGCTGCCATCAGTGGTAGTTGTGTTTCTGGAAGAATCTCCACGCATTGCACATAGATCCGTAGCGGTCTTTGATGTATCTGATAGTCCAGTCAATCTGCTTATAACCATCTAGATTTTTATAAGTTTCATTACGCATCTGGCCTATGCCGTGATGTGATCCGTTGCTTATCTTTGGATTCCACTGTGGATTCTCTTTGTTTATCAGTTTGTAGAAACACTGATACTGCTGATCATTTACGATTCGAGAATGCGCGTAGAGCTTGAATGAATCGCTCTGCGTAGCTGCTTTTGCCTCTGTTGTAGCTGATAACGTGAAGAGTCCGATGGACATAGAGATAGCCAATAAGTTTTTTATATTTATTATCTTTTTATTTATCTTTATCTTTAAAAGATTATCTTTTAAGTATAGCCATTGCCCCTGACAAGCTGTCAAGGATCGAGGTTTGTGTGTCGTATCGTCCACAGGTGACTGTGTATAAATCTGTGTATAACTCATCGGACGTGTCCCAAGTTGCTCCGGCGCATCGCCTCGACGTTTTCTTCTCCCATTCCAACAAGTACGCAAGGCATAAAGATTCCCTTTGTTTCGCCGCTCGGAGTCATAAACTTAAGATTAGAGGGCAATATGAGAAAGCCGTCTCCTTTGACCCAGAGCGTATCGAACCATCTGGCTTTGGAGACTTGTACCAAAGCGATGCCGTTGCCGTGAGCGATAAACTTGTTAGCCCACGGTGTGACGTCTGAGTAAGGTGGATTGCACCAGACTCGACCCTCCCACGGCGTTGCCAAGCCGTCGTCGATCACACTCAGGAATCGTTTAGCTGGTATCCACGGGACGCCGTTAGGTGGCGCAGAGACGTCCATGTCGTAGCTGAGCCCCAAAGACGTGAAGATTGTCGGTGGTGTGTAGTAGTCATCTGACGTACCGTGATCAATGTCGTCATGACCAAAGTCGAGATCAAGTCTGTCACTCAAGGCCGGCCACCAGCTCGTCATTGACTAGCTTCACCGAGAAAGTCCCACAGCCGGCACACTGGGCGAACCACTCGTGCTCTGTGAGTTCTTTGCCTTTTGTGATCATATGCTCTTGGCGTGCGTCACCAAAGAGCTTTTTACAGATTGAACAATCAAATCGCAGCAGTGGCATAATCACTCCTTGCTAAATTCTCAATCGGATTGAGATTGCTCTGATCGACCCACCAAGAGTCCTGACGCGGATTCTTAAACCGCTTACGCTTGGCAAAGGCTACCGGTAGCCAGCCGACGATGAAATAGGTCGGAGACTTTCCAACGACCAGAACGGCGACGTCGTCGTCTCGATCATATGGATACACAATTAGATTGCCTCCGGTGTAAGAAGTCCAGCGAACCTCGATGCCCTGACCTACGTCAGCTCGTCTCTTGCCCTTGTTATCGTTGATGTCATAATCGATTCCGAAGTATCGGGCTACCAGTAACTCAGCAGCTAGTGATTCGGCATATTCCACACATCGCTCGTGATTGTTGAGCTTTGAGTTGTATTGGATGCCGTTACCAAGTGATCCGGATTGTGCAAATACGACGTCAGAAGCTCGTCGGTGGATAGCCCACTCGTCGGCTTCTGTTACGGTCATTTTCTGCACTTTGCACACACCCAGATAACAACTTCTTGGCCATGATCTCTGATCGTTAGGCCGCCGGCAGTTGTCTGCCATTCCAGGCACTCATCGCATCGATCCAGCGCTGTTGTAGTTATTGATCCGTCGTCGTGAATAACAGACGAGTATCCGTCTTTGATAAAAGTGATCTCGCCCATCAGACTTGAGGCTTCCATTGTCCATCTGAGGTCAGTACGTACCACGCTGGCGCGCACTGCTTGGCCTTGACCTTTTCGACGCACATATAACCGCCCCAGCCCTTACCCGTTTTAGCTGATGTGCCTTCCTTCCAGATCATATGACCGTGAGCGCAAATCGGAGCAGCAGCTACTTGTACGCCCCCAAGAGTTCCCTTGATCTCATCAAGAGCAGTTCCGAGAGTTGAAATACCAGCCTGTTCTGCCTCTTCACGTGTTTTAAAGGATGGGACGTTTCCGTGCTTTGTGTTCCAGTAGTCATAGGCGACGGCAGAATCCTGAACAATCTTTGAATCGATTTGCTCTACCTGTTGCATATTCTGAACTGTTGGACGCTTGTCAGTACCTAACACTAGGCCGGCGCAGCGGCCGATTGCGGAGGTACAAGTATCTTCAATAAACCATTTCTTCATCTGGATGTTGTAGGTGTTCACGTTGCCGAAGGCGTAGTCGATACCGGCTGGCTCTTGATCCTCGTAGTTTCGATAAATCCGGCACTCGACGAGCACGTAGCCCTTCTCAAGATTGACGTCCATGATCGAAGTGTGGATCTTGCCCTTTGGATAGGTAGACCAAAATCGTTGAATCCTTGCAGCTACATCCTCGTAATTCTCTAAGAAGCTCACTTTGTGACCGCCTTAGCTGAGATGTGGCGTGAGACAGATCGACCGCGACGATAGCCCTCTCGCTGGCCTTCTTTGTAGCCTATTGAATAACTTACGACCGCCCAGAGAATACAGGCGATAGCCATGAGGACGAATAGTCCCAGTTCACTTGTTGTCATTTTGCTCCCGTGGGAGCCTTGTCGAATGCTCCCAGATACAGAGTGACATCGATGGCTGACATTTTCAAGATTGGCGTCGGCGTGTCTATTTGTTGAGAGCGATCTCCAACAGTAATTGATCTAAACGCGCCTCAATTCGAGAGACTTGATCCTTGAGGCTGTTGCCACCATTCGGAGATAGTTCCCGCATGATCGACTTCACCATGAATCTCATTGACGAATAGATGGCAGTAAGCACCGCAAGAACAAGCCCACCCACCGCCGTCCATTCGCCTACGCTCACTTCTTGTTACCAAATGCCACGTCATTAGGATTAGCCCAACGCATCGCAAGAGGCACTACGCCAGCAAGCAAGCCCATCGCTAGATCCTTTGGATTTGTGTTTCCAGTCATATAAACAGCTAAAGCTCCTGCAACCGAACCGCGAAGCCATGATGCCGCCATTAATTTAAAGTCTTTCATTTCTTCTTCTCCTTTTTCGGCTTTGCCTGTGGAAGTGGCTCAACCTCTGGATATTGTCCTGTATAAGTGACAAGTTTTGGCCTAGCGAAACCGACGATTTCCTTGCCCATGTATCGGCGCTTGATCATCACCATTCCGCCGTTACGTTGATCGCCTTCTCCAGATGTGTTGCCTTCAATACAGAGCACGCTTGTCTGGCCTACCTTGACGACAATTCCGATGTGACTGATTCGATCAACGCCATCGTGTGGAAAATCCATGAAGCAAAGATCGCCTAGCTGCGGCTTATCCTCTATCCATCGGCCAAGCTCTTTCATCTTATGAGCGCCAGCAGCCGTTGAGACCATCGATGTGATCTTGACCTTAGCTTGATCAAAGCACCAATTCACAAATGATCCGCACCACGGTAAACCGTCGGCCTTTGTAAATTTGCCGTACTTTGTCAGATTGTCGCCTTCTTCAATCGTGCCAACTTCAACTAAAGCGACTTCGATGATCCGAGCGGCAGTGCCGTCTGGATATTTACTCATCGCTCGAAACTATTGGTGTGGATTGTTCCGCTTCTCGGCGGTCGTATTCTGCTTTGGGCATTGAGGTAAATTCATCATTACCTCGGTCAATTATAATGTGTTCTGTAATTGAACCATCAATGTTTGTAACTTCTACGATTTCTGTTTTCATTATAACTCCGCACTAAATCCAAGGTATGAAGATGTACTGTTGTTGCTAAATAAATGTACAGGTCGGTATTGCGTTAAACCTGAAGCCACATTTGTAGTTAAAGATACTTCATTGACTGAACCATAAGCAAAAGTGGCGCTTGTAACCGCAACGATTGAACCGCCACCTTCTGCAACTCCCAATGTAGAGTATTCTATTGCACTTGGCGCTGTTCGCATTTGCACAGGCAAAGGAATTTGGGTATTGCTTGCTGTTGTTGAAGTGTTGATGCCAGTTCCAAAAATATTATACGCATTAATGGTATTGAATCGAACATAATAACGCTGGCAAGCGGCTAATTCTCCTTGGATGTTTCCACCTGCGCGTTCAAATTCTGTTGCGACTGAACCCAATTCAAGTTGGATTTTGCCGTAGTAAAGGCTTACCGCCGAAGCGACTGAACCAGTATCAAATAACACCATTAGCGATTTAGTTGTTGAAGGTACAGCAAAAACAGATGATGACTTTGTATAACTTCCACTCACCGCGCTAACGCTTCCACCTGTTGTTGCGGTGATTTCTGTCCAAGAACCACCAGGAGCGACATCAACCGAAGTTGAATAGAATAATTTTGTCTGAATTGTTGTAGTTGTTGAGGCTTGGTATTCACCTGACAAAACTACTGTTTTTCCAGCAAATTGAATTGCGTTCATAGTTTCGATTGCCTGACGGAATTGAACCGTTGTTGTGCCACTTGTCAAAGCCTTTAGCGCATAACGGACTCCTGTTGGTACAGTCGTTGTTTCCTGCGAAAATGTTGTGCTTGCTGCGTTCATCCACCAGCGGTCTGCCGTTGTGTATGCGCCTTGTGTTGCGCTTGATGTGCCACGTTGCCAAATGTCAAAACCACCATTTATCAAAATGTTCTTTCCAGCAGCCTGTGAACCTTGATAGCGCAAGCCTGTTGAAGTGGAACTATCTGCTACGAGCGTTTCGCCGTTGTTGCCTACTGCTAGGCGAGCATCGACTGTTGTAAAAGTAAAAAGATCGCCCTTAGTTGTCAGTGGTGTCTGATCCGTAGGAGTGACCCAGGTAAAGTCCATATTGGTATTTGATGTCTTTGATAACACTTGACCAGTTGTGCCACCTAGAAGCTCAGACATCGATGTGTCTACGGCTTGGCCAAATGTGTTGAAATCAGCTGGAAGATTTGTGACGAGCGAACTGCTCGTCGGCATGACCCAGCCGAAGTTTGTAGTTGGATTGGCCATCGTTTCTCCTTAATTGACGACTAATGCGTCTGCATAGTCAAGTGTAGGGCTAAGCGTGTTGAAAGTTTCGGCGACACTTACATCTTGCCATTCCATCGCCTGTAATGAGAATGGCAGTGGCGAGACGATCAAAGTGATCGAGAGTTCATTGAAAGAAGCCTGAAATCGCCAGCCCTCTACAAAGCCCAAGAAGTTTCCGGACTGCATATTGACCGGCAGATTTGAAAGCGAGATTGGCTGACCCATAAACACTTTAATCAAAGCGTCACGATCTGCGTCATCGACTTCCGGATTTGTTAGGGCAAAAGTGATCGACTCCAAGAATGCCTGTGGCTGCGCTCTAAGTGTTAGATAGAAGTCTGCTTGATCTGAGGCATCGGCTGCGTGTTCAAGCGAGGTCGTAATCTGTTGAGCAAGTTTTCCGTAGAGTGCAATAGAGGCAGCGTCGGTAGCCGTCTCGGTTCCAGACTTCCAGACAATAGAGACGTCGTTGCGAATATCTCCGGCCTTAGTCTGGATTCTGATTCCACGGCCGAGAGCTTGATTGGCATCCAGATCGGTATAGCCGTTAGTGGCCAGATAAGTTGATCGATGAGTCGAATCGGCATAGGAAATTTGGCCTTGCGCGTTTTCGTATAAATAGCCAAGTCCAGAGGTTGCAAGATCAGCCACTAGATTCCAAGTTACCGTCTGGCTTGATCCACGAGCTGCAAGCTCGTAATTGCCTGGCCGGTCTATCTCACCGAGGCCGGTATTTTCTGCATCCGCCCAAGTTTGAGTCGCCGGCGTATAAGTTGCCCAAGTAAGAGCTGCTGGAACCTCGCTCCAGTTATTGACCAATAAATCTTCGAGGATTGTATAAATCTGGTCGCCATCAAAATCTTTTGCTAGGACGCCCAGAGTTAAGGCTTTCTGAAGCCTTGAGAGGGCTCCTAGAGCCGTGATGGTGACTTCCTGAGTAATTGCTACCGAGCCAGTCTGTGAGACTGTCACGGCGACGTCCACGATGCTTCCGCCAAAGATTGGCACATAAGCGCCAGAAGTATCCTTGACTTGAATTGAAACGGCGTCATTGATTTCTGCAGTTATAGCCCCAAGATTAAGATTTATTAGATTAAGCGTACAATAGCCGGCTTGCGCCTGTGTGTAGATATTTGATCGCCCTGATGAAATCGAAAGATTGGCTAGTACGACATCGGTGTATTCAATGCCTGCAATTAAGACTTTCCAGTCTGGAGCCCACTGTGTCATTAGGCTATTACCAGATTACCGCCGCCACCAGTGCCGCGATAGTAAGAATCGTTTAGAGTATCTACGATTGTGCGTGCAGTGCCTTCCTTATCGAAGGCGCCATTGACCGTTAGATTGATGGTCGTTCCCATGCTGGCGGCTTCTGCTTTTCGGAATGATCCGGCATTAAATGAACCAGTGACAACGTTAGCTGCACCAGCGACCGCCGACGATACGCCAGCCGATGCAGTTGTCGTAGATCCTGTTCCAGTTGATGTCGTAGTTGTTGGGACGGTAATAGTTGGAACTGTGACTGATGGAGTTGCAGTCTTAGGAATTGTCACGCTTGGGACGCTAATTGATGGAGCCGAAATCTGTGAGACGTTAGGCAAGAACGGAATCGAGTTATAGACACGAATCAAAGCATTAATTCCAGCCACGGCTCCAGAGATCAAAGCGTTTAGGCCAGTGATAACCGCGCCGATTACGTTGATGATTCCGCCGGCGATTTCTCCCACCACTTTGAAGGCTCCGCCTAGAACTGTGACCAGGACTGGAACGACGTACTTCTGGATGAATCCGATGAACTCTGTGAAAGCTTCTTTGTTGTCGTCAATCGCCTTAGTGATTGGCTTGAAAAAGTCCGCGAACTTGCCAAGAGCCGGCACGACTTCATTGACGACGAATTCAACAAGTCGCTGGATAATTGGCAGAAGTTGTGCACCAATTGATTCTTTAGCTTCATCGAATGTAACTTTAAGAATCTCAAGCCGTCCGGCGAACGTTTCTGCGTTAGCTGCTGCTGCTCCACCGAATAGATCTGAAAGCCTTTTCTGCGTATCTTCAAATGACATTGCTTTAAGTTCTGCCGAAGATAATCCGATGCCTAACTTGCCAAGAGCAGCCGTGTTTCCGTCGTAGGCCTTGCCCAGTGCATTGGCTACGCCATCCAAGCCCTTACCAGTAGCTTGAGAGATGTCGAGTGCGAGATTGAGTAGATCTTGAGCCTTTGTGACATCGTTTGTGGAAAGAGACAGTCTCTGCAAGGCCGGACGAAGTTTGTCGTCCGAGACGCCGGTCGCAAGAGATGTCTTGAGAATCTGCTTTTCCACTGACTTGATCATCTCGTCTGTCGCGCCGGTTGCGTTCTTTAGCGCAGTGGCAAGTCGTATCTGCGCAGCTTCATCTTCAATCGCAGCCTTGACTCCATCGACTGCAAGCTTGATGGCATAGGCTCCAGCAGCAGCTCCGGCGGCTGCAAATGCCAGACCTGCCTTCTTGCTGAATTCGCCCATCTTTGATGAAGAATTATCAACGTCTCCATTGGCTTGAGCCAGCGACTTTTTTAGTTGATCTACATCAGCAAGAATCGAGAGCTTGAGTGTTCTTGATTGTGCTGCCATCACCACTCCTTCAATATTCGATCAAAGGCATTTTCCCACTTGGCGATGATGTCTGGCTGTATTTCGCGGAGTGTCGGATAAATAAACCAGCCCTGAGAACCAGCGCCTTTCGGAGATCGGCCTGACCAGATTGGGAATTGCTTGTATTTATTAGATCCGAATTCTGTACCGCCCCAGAGATCTTTTGTAGTTCCACCACCGGAGAACTTTTGACTTACAAAGCCGAAGGATAGTTCGCCAATCTTTGACGACTTAGAAACACGGGAGCCACTGGCAATCCTGTCGGCTGCCTTACCTCTGGAGACGGCCTTCTGCTGGATTTTGCCTTGAGCAAATTCTGCCAAGGCTGACGACTCTCGCTTAGCTGCATCAGTAGCTTCTCCGTCCATCGCCTTAAAAGCCGACGTGATCCGACGAAGGTCTGCCTTGTCGTAGGCAATCTCAACGTTGTCGCTCACTTTGTTTCTCCAGTATCTCGAAAGCCGTATAGATCTGCTCCGCCGTCGTCCATTCGCTCATCGGAATTCCCGTCGCTATTGCAAGCTCGACGAGTATGCGATTTACGCTTCCGGCGGCGTAACTTTTGGGAGAACGTCACCGACTGTCACGTCGGCCACGGTTTCACACCAGATTTCATAGCCCTTGATTGGCTTACCGCCTGCTTCACGCTTCATCGCATTCCACGCAAGGAAGAGAAGATCAGAGATTCCGATCTTCTCCTGCGCTTGCGAGATTGTGCTGCCTGTCTTTTGCTCCCACTTAGCCCACTCTGGCGGCTGAGCCGTGTACGTGCCGAACTCGCCTGATGTGTATTCGATGGTGATTGGTAGTCTCATTTTGTGCTCCCGTTTCTATAGGTTAAATCAGGTAATTGTGAGAACTGGTGTTGATGCGCAGAGCATTGACCATGAGTCAGTCTGTGCATCTGGAGCAGTGCCGCCAGCAGTTGGAGCCACTGGAAATGCAGTTCCAGCAAAAGATGCGCCGGTAGCTGATACAAGTGTGAAGGCAAGTGCAGTATTAGGAGCAGAAGTGAACGCAGTCCACATTGCTTCAAAGAGTGATGATGTAGCGCCCCAGTCTGCAAGAAGTTCGATGTTAAGTGTCCACTGATCATCGATGTGTTTGTAGGCCTTGCCGTCTAAAGTTTGATACGTCGTAATGACTGGCGCATTGACCAGTGTGACGGCAGTTGTCTGCGCGTCGTAGTTTACTGTCGCAAGCGTGAACGTTATGTCGCGACCGGTGACGATAGTTGTTGGCATTTGTCTATCTCCTTAGATTGTCTGTTGTGTGTAGTAAGTGCTG